TCCAACTACAACTACAACACCAACACCAAGTGTTACAACAACAAATACACCAACACCAAGTGTTACAACAACTCCAACTAAAACTCCAACACCAAGCGTTACAACAACTAAAACTTCAACTCCAACACCAAGTGTTACAACAACTAAAACTCCAACACCAACTAAAACTCCAACCAATACACCAAGTGTTACAACAACTAAAACTCCAACACCAACTAAAACTCCAACCAATACACCAACACCAAGTGTCACACCAACAAACACACCAACACCAACAAACACACCAACACCAAGTCCATCACCATTTCCATTAACAGGTTATGGCGTTGATGTACAATATGCATACACTATTGAAATATTAGGTGATTTTAGTGGTGGGACAGCACCGGCAGGAGCTATAGCACCTCACCCAATATATACAGACGCAAATGGTGTTCCATTTGCGCAATTAAACGGAATTGCTTTGGGTGGATTTAACGGATTAAATAATTAAAATTTATAAATAAAATATATATGGCAAATTTAAAACCTATTGGCAGTGAAAAACTTACTGGCCAAGACAAAATAAAAAGAATTATGGAAATTGCTCGTTATAATGAAAGAACACCTTCCAATATAAACGAAACTTCCAAATCAGAATTTCAAATTTCATTAGTTGATGGAAATAATTATCAAATTGTAAAAGAAAAATCAGGATATATTATTAAAAAAACTATTTCTGAATCTGAAACAGATTATATTGAGCCAATGAAGAATAGAAAATATTATTTATCATATGGTCAAGCACTTAAAAGATTAAATTTATTAACAAAAGAAGTTAATAGATTGAATGAAAATGATGAGGGAACTTCATTGTTTGGTGAACAAAAAAAATTCGTTTTGAAAACACCAAAACCAGCTCCGGCACCTGAACCTGAAGCAGAAATACCTGCGGCACCTCCACCAGTTCCATCACCTGAATTACCTCCATCCCCTATGGGTGATGAAGTACCATCAGGAGAAGATATGGATATTGATATGAGTGCAGAAGAAACTCCTGGAGGAGAAGAAATGGATGTTGATATGGATATGGATATGAGTGCGGAAGAATCACCTGAAGAAAATGAAGATATGGTTACTTTCAAAACAATTCAAAAACTTACAGGTAAATTAACTCAAAAAATCAGAACTTTAGATTCTAAAGAAGGAATGACTTCAGAAGATATAAAGTATGTTATCAATATGGTTCTTTCATCTTTAGATCTTAAAAATTTAAGTGAAGAAGATAAAGAAGACATTATGTCAAAATTTGATGAAGAATCTGAAGATTTAGGTGGAGATGATATGGATGGTGAAGATATGACTGATGATACAGAAGTTGAAGATATTCAAGCAGATATGGATATTCCTGTTGAAAGTGAAATGGGAGAAGATTCTACAGGTGCAATATTTGATAGTATTTTCAAAGAATCAAAAGTAGATAAAGTTATTTCAAAATATTTTGAAGTTACAAAAAGTGAAATTAGAGAACAACAAGAAAAAAAGGCAAAACAACAACTTAAAGAAAAATCTGATATTAAAAAGAAGATGAACTCTGTTGTTAAACTTGCAGAAACATTTGAACAAGAATTGGCTTCTCAAAAATTTTTGGAAGAAAATAATAAATTTACATTTATTGGAAAAACTAATAGAAAAAATTTAGTTTTTGAAAATAATGGTAAACAAATAAAAATATCACCTGAAGGAATAGTAATATAATGAAACTGATATTCGTAAATGGATTAGGGCCAAATTATAAAGGTGATAATATTTACGAATTCATCTTTTCAGATGATTTAGATGTTTGGGGTGATAGTTGGGAAAGTAAACCATCAAATGGGTATCCTACACCACCTGAAATAAAATACATTAAAAAAGTTGGAGTTCTGAAAAATACTGATGTTAAATTGGAATTGATTCAGAACTCCGATTTTTTTTCTATGATAGATGCAATTGACGATGTCGTTGCTTTAGCCTGGGAGAGTGAGGAATTTCAAGGTCAAAAACGATTAGTTTTTAGATTTGGAACTTCGGAGCAAGAAATAAAAGATAAACTTTACGAAAGGGATTTAATTTTAGAATTCGAAAAAAAAGTAGTATATGAAAACTAATCATTTAAAAGCAATTAAATTAGTAGAAAAAGGATTGTCATCAAAAACTGTATTAAAGTTGAGTGAATCTCAAATTAATACACTATATAATAAACTTATTGTTGAAGCAACAGAAACGGTCACAAAGCAAAAAACATATACTCAAGACGAAGTAAATTCAATGAAAGTTAAAGGACAATCAATGCCAGGTGGAAAGTCAATCAAAGTAAATCCTGATAACAGTGTAACTGTTACAATGGAAGGTGAAATGGATGAAGATGTGGAAGTAACATCAGATCCTAATAAAGAAACTGAAACTCAAGATCCTCATCAAGTAGGTCCATCATCTAATGATGGATTTGGTAGTGAAGATGATGGTATGGGTATGTTTGAAGAAAAAAAAGAAGGTCCAAATCCTTGGGCCATATGTCATTCACAAGTTGGACCAAAAAAATCGAGAAAATGGGAAAGATGTGTGAGAGAAGTAAAAAAACAACTGGGAGAAGGAAAAAATCCCGTATCTTTGTTTTTAGAAAATGAAATTACTAAAATTGTTGAAAGAAATTTACCACCAAAAATAACAAAAGGAGATCTAATGAAATATCTTAATGAAGCAGACAATTTTGCAACAAAACATATACAATCTAACTTTGGAGTAAAATCAAAACCTAAAGTTAAAAAAGAAGTTGGTGAAAATAGTCCTTCGACAGCACCGACTACAAAACCGGCACCAACAAAACCTGGCACAAAGACACCACCAAAACCAAGACCATCACATCCTGGAAAAAACCCAAATCCGGGTGAAAAAGAAGCACCAAAAGCAAAAAGTATTTCACCTGAAAAGGCTAAAGAAGAAGTTATTAACCTTATAATTAATTTATTACAAAAATAATCATGGCAAAAAAATTAAAAGAACAAATAAATTACGGAACTACTCCTGAAAGGATGGATCCAAATTTAGAAAGAAAATTAGCTAGTCCTGAAAATTTATACGCTAAAAATCCTGCAATGAAAAAAGGTGTTGCGGATGTGCAAAGATTAGTTAGCAGTCGATTTCAAAAAGTTGCGGATAAATTAAGGGAAGTAACAGGAATTCAAGATTTAAGTTCAAAACAAGTTCAAGGAATGGTTTATAATGAAATGATGAGAAAACTTCCTAATATCATGAGTATTGAATCTCGTCATAGAGATGAACTTATTGATTTGGCAAAAGAAGCTTCATTAGACGAAGCTGAAGTTCCTGAAGATTGGTATCAAATTGAAGCAACTTTAGGTATGCCGGATACTTCTAATTTTAGATTTGAACCTGAAGATGACGACGATGAGGAGGAAGAAGAAGAATCTGAACAACCTGAATATCCATCATTTGATGTTGAAGATTTAACAGATGAAGAAGAATTAGAATTAGAAAAACATAAAAGAAATATAATAAACGCAATTATTCAGGGTGCTGCGAAAAAAGGACATTACCTTTTTCAAAAACCTGAAGTTAAAGCAAGACTAGATGCAATTGATCCGTCTCTTTATAGGGATTATTTGGGTATTATGGCTATCAATGATTTTTTATACTTTAGTATGGAACAAATGATTGAAATGATGAGTCAAACAGGTCAGGGAGTTGCGGGTAAAGTAGAATTGGGGGATGCTGACGAAGAAGAAGGTGGTGAGGAAGGTGAAGAAGGTCCTGATACTAAAATTATGGCAACGGGTATGATTTTTCCTATTCTTTGTCACGAAATCATTAAAGGATTAGAAGAAGCAAAAGGTAGACACGGTCATTCTAAAAACCCAAGTGTTCGTGAAAAAGTTAGAGGTGCGGTTGATGTATTATCTAATGAACCAATGCAATTAAGAATAGGTCCTGAAATTAAAGAATTAATTAGATTTGCAATGCCTGATGAAATGTTTAAGCCTGAAAATAAAGGTTTGATAAATTGGTTTGATATTTCATTATTCCAAATACCAGCTAAAGAATTTTTAGAAATTATCGGAAATGCAATTTCCGAAGATAAGTCTAAAGTTAAAAAAGCAACCTTACGATTTGAAGAAGTGATGAAAGAAGCTCAAAAATTGAAAGAAGAATTTGAAAGTTACAAAAAAAAGAATAATATTGACGATGAGGATGATGAAGATCTTGATGATTTTTTGGGCAGCTTGGGAATAAGTTTACCTAAATAAAATTTGTGACAAAAGAACAACTAATTATAGAAGCTACGAAGTGCATGAGAAACACACCTTATGCACTTCGTACTTATTTACAGACCTACGATAATACCGTATCAAAATATGTTCCATTAGATTTATTTCCAGATCAAATTAGTTTGATTGAAGATTATGATAGTCACAATGAAAATATTGCATTAAAATATCGTCAAGCCGGAGTGTCTACAGTTACTGCCGCTTGGGCCTCAAAAAAGTTAGCATTTGCAAAAAAACAAAAGCCTGAAAAAATTCTAATCATTGCTAATAAATTAGATACATCTGTTGAGATGGCTAATAAAATTAGAAATTTTACAGAACAATGGCCTGCTTGGGTAGGTATTGGATTTTCTGTTGATAAAAACGCTGCGAGACATTTTAAACTTAACAATGATTGTGAAGTTAAAGCCGTTGCAACATCAAAAGATGCCTTAAGAGGATATACCCCAACCATTCTTATTTTTGATGAGGCTGCGTTCATTGAAGCGGATGGAGATTTTTGGTCTGCTTGTATGGCCTCTCTATCTACAGGTGGTAAAGTTATTGTTGTTTCTACTCCAAACGGTTATGATGCAATATATTATGAGATATACGATCAGGCTTTGAGGAATATGAATGACTTCAAAATATCTGAAATGTTTTGGTATCGTGATCCACGATATACTAAAGACTTATATATGGTTAAAACAAATGATTTAGTTCATTTTCTTTTAAACAGAGAAGATTACCCAAAAGATACAGTTCTTGATTTATCAATAGATAATCCATACGAAAGAGATCATTCTAAAGTTACTGATTATATTAGTCAAGGATATAAACCTTGTTCGTCTTGGTTTGAAGGGATGGTTAAAAAACTAAAATTTGACCGTAGAAAAGTTGCACAAGAATTGGAATGTAATTTTTTAGGGTCGGGTGATAATGTATTTGATTCTGATTTAATGCAAAATATTGCAAAGAATCAATTAAGGGAGCCAACAGCAAAAATGATGGGTGGAGCTTTGTGGATATTTAAAGAACCTGAAAATAATCATAAATATGTTATGGGGGTAGATGTATCAAGAGGAGATTCTGAAGATTTTAGTAGTATTCAAATTATTGATTTTGATGAAAGAGAACAAGTATTGGAATATGTCGGTAAAGTCCCCCCTGATGTGATTGCGGAGATTGCTTATAAATGGGGTACAATGTATAACGCATACTGTGTTGTTGACCTTACGGGTGGTATGGGTGTCGCCACAGCGAGAAAATTACAAGAGATGAATTATCAAGGGGGATTATATGTTGATAATGTCGATACGACAAACAAATGGAAATATGATCCCAAGTTGAATGAAAAAATACCAGGAATAAATTTTAACAATAAAAGAGTTCAAATTATATCGGCTCTTGAAGAATCGGTTAGACACGGGTTTAAAATCTATTCAAATAGATTATATAATGAAATGAATACTTTTATTTATATAAATGGTAGACCTGACCATCAAAAAGGACATCACGATGATTGTATTATGGGAATATCAATGGCAATATATGTTGCTGAAAAATCTTTTCAGTCTTTGACGAAAGTAGTTAATCATACAAAAGCAATGTTAAATTCTTGGTCAACTGTGACAAATGAAAATAAAAGCGCATCTGAATTTTTCAATCCTATGGTTCCTCAAGCTGGCAATAATTCAAGACCTTTTAATAACGAACCAACAAAACAAGACTACATGAAATATAAATGGTTATTTGGATAACAATAACTATTTATATTATCAAGTTATTAAAGTAAAATTGTAAAATGAGTGATCAAAATTTAACGGTTTGGCAACGGTTATCCAAAACTTTTGGACCTAATTCCCTTCTTAATCAGGACTATCCTACTTTCAAGTTTGATAAGAAAGAATTATTAAGAACAAAAAGTAGAGAAGAATACGAAAAAGAAAAACTTCAAGCTCAACAAACATTCTATTTAACAAATCAATGGGCTAAAGTTGAAAATAACCTTTATTCTCAAGCAATTTATTATGAACCATCAAGATTATCAGCACAGTATGATTATGAATCGATGGAATATACACCTGAAATTTCAGCCGCTTTAGATATCTATGCTGAAGAATCTACAACAACAAATGAAGATGGATTTATTCTTCAAATATATTCAGAATCAAAAAGAATAAAATCTGTATTGGCTGATTTATTTAATAACTCATTGGATATTAATACAAATTTGCCAATGTGGACAAGAAACACCTGTAAATACGGTGATAATTTTGTTTATTTAAAATTAGATCCTGAAAGAGGTATTGTCGGTTGTCAACAATTGCCAACAATAGAAATTGAAAGACATGAGGTTGGAGCAAGTCAAAGAATCAATGTTAACATTGAAAAGGGTGAAAAACTTAAAGCGTTAAATTTCACTTGGAAAAATAAAAATATGGAATTCCAATCTTGGGAAATTGCCCACTTTAGATTATTAGGTGATGATAGAAAATTACCATATGGAACCTCAATGTTAGAAAAGGCAAGAAGAATTTGGAAACAATTACTTTTATCTGAAGATGCGATGTTGATATATCGTACATCAAGAGCACCTGAAAGAAGAATGTTTAAAGTATTTGTGGGAAATATGAATGATGACGATGTTGAAGCATATGTACAGCGTGTCGCCAATAAATTTAAAAGAGAACAAGTTGTTGATAGTAAGTCAGGAAATGTGGATATGAGATTTAATCAAATGGCAGTAGACCAAGATTATTTTATTCCTGTTCGTGATCCGTCAGCACCGGATCCAATTACAACATTACCAGGTGCAACTAACTTATCAGAAATTGCCGATATTGAATATATTCAAAAGAAATTATTGACTGCCCTTCGTGTTCCTAAAGCATTTTTGGGATTTGAAGAAGTTGTTGGTGATGGAAAAAATCTTTCTTTACAAGATATTAGATTTGCAAGAACCATCAACAGAATACAAAAAAGTATGGTGCAAGAATTAAATAAAATTGCAATCATTCATTTATTTCTTTTAGGATTTGAAGATGAGTTATCTAATTTTACATTAGGTTTATCAAATCCATCAACCCAAGCAGATCTTTTAAAGATTGATGTTTGGAAAGAAAAAGTATTACTTTATAAAGATTTGGTTACAGATCCTGGTAACGGAATTCAAGCAACATCATCTACTTGGGCTAAAAAACATATTTTTGGTTGGTCTGATGAAGAAGTTAAACTTGATCTACAACAACAAAGAATTGAAAGAGCCGTAGGAGAAGAACTTAAAGCAACTCCAACAGTAATAACAAAAACAGGAATTTTTGATAATATTGATAAGTTATATGGAACTACTTCAGGATCAACAGCACCTGCATCAAGTGGGGAGGCATCTTTTGGTGGTGAAGAATTTGGAGCAACACCACCTCCAGCACCTGAAGGAGGTGCTCCAATAACTGGAGAAGAAGGAGCACCACCACCAGCAGAGGCAGAAGTAACACCAGAATCAAGAATGGATAATTTAAACATTTTAGTTGAAAATAACCTAATTGAAGGCGCTCAAATGATAAATTTGGGACATGGACAAGATTCTTTAGGAGAAATTTCAAAAGAATTAGATAAGTTATTGAATTCGTAATATTTATTTGAAAACTAACTATAATGACTTTCGGACAAGTAAAATCCATAATTGAAAAAAATCTAATTGAATCCTACAATAATGAGTCGGATTTCAAAAAATCTTTAAAAGAGTTTAAGCATAATGTTTTGAGTAATAAAAATATTTCAAAAATTTATGATTTATATGATCAATTGAGTTCACCTCAAGGATTAAGTGAATCGGACGCAAAAGAATTCATAAATGAAGGAGTGGATCTTATTAGAAAGTTTTTAGAAAATGTAAAATTACCTAAAACAATATCTGAAAATGAGAACAATTATTCGGATATTGATACTTTAGTTTATTTGTCCAAAACCAGTATTAAAGAAAGATTATCTGCAAAGAAAAGCATTGTAAAAGTTCTCATGTCAGAAAAAACAATTGCAGAAAAGACAATTAGTTTACCTATAAAATCTATGGTTAGTATTGCGAATCAAACATTGAATAGTTATATACAAACCCTTGATGAAATTTCAAAAAAACAATTTTTTCAATTAATTTCTGAAGATTCAAAAGATTTAGAAACAAAATTTGAAACAATTCGTGAAAATACAATTAACAAATTAAATGTTATATTGGAAAATGAAAAAGAAATTGAATTAAAGACAAAAATATCAGAAACAATTGAAAAGATTAGAATTGAAAAGTTTGATCAATTGAATTTTCTTAAATTAAAGAACTTGGAAGAGTCCCTTTAATTATATTTTAATTTTTCTTTATAGGAAGCCTTTAAAATTTTATTCCTTTTTAAGATTGATTTTTTAGTGAATTCCTTTTTTTCAAAAAGAATTTGATTTTGTTTTGTTTTAATTACTTTAGATTTTAATTTTTTTAAAGATCTCTCAATATTATCTCCGTTTTTTACTTCGATTATTAGCATAATTGTATTCCTCTTTATTTGTAAATATTTTGACTATAGAGAATATATGTGTTATTTTTATAAAAAATAAACTGTATTTCAATATGAAAAATAATGAAGAAAGGAAAAAGTGTTAAATTAAATTTATTCAATCCAATAAAATCTATCTACGGAACTGTAGATTCTGAAAATTTTAAATCTGTATATCTTAATATACAATCGTGGGTATCACCAAAATTTGAATATGACAATTGGAATAGAGTTGTTTGTAATCTATCAAGAGATATTAAACATTCTGTTTATAACTCAATAACGCCAACATTGTTTTTAGATAAAAGTGTTGTTGATCTTGATTTAAGAACAAGCGGAATATCTCACGGTAAAAAGTCCTTTTTTAATTTAGAAGTAAATCTTTATGTGCATCAAGAAATTGATTTTAAATCTCAAGAAATTAGAGACTCAATAAAAAAAATTGTAAAAAATATTTACACAAACACTATTGATAACAACAAATATTTTGAGTTTTCAACATCAAAAAAACTTAAAATTTAATAACTAATCATTTATAAGATATTTATTTTAAAAACTATAAATGAAAAGTTTAAGAATTTTAGAGGCAAGCGAACTTGGACACGGTATTTTAATTGAAATGGACGCAGGATGGGTAAATCCTAAAGATACTCTCAACACTCCTATTTTAGAACAAAATATGAATTTGGATTATAGAAATCCTTTTGAATTTTATGCTGTATTACAGAAATATGACACAGCAAATAGAAATGGAAGATTTTATCCTGAAAAAATATTAAAAAGAGAATCAGAAAAATATAAAACCGCAATTAAAAAGGGGTTATCAACTTCAGAATTAAACCATCCTGAATCTTCATTGATAGATTTAGATAGAGTGTCTCACATTATTACGGATATATGGTGGGATAAAAATATTTTGATGGGAAAATTAAAACTTTTAACATCTCCAGGTTTTCACGAAAGTGGAATTGTATCAACTAAAGGAGATCAAGCAGCAAACCTAATGAGACAGGGTGTAACCCTCGGAATCTCATCAAGGGGTGTTGGGTCACTTAAGAAGGTTGGTGAAAGAAATGAGGTACAGGATGACTTTGAGTTGATATGTTTTGATCTTGTATCTTCACCGTCAACACCAGGGGCTTATTTATTTCAAAATCCTGAAGACAGAGAAAAATATGAAGAAAATCTTGAGGAAGAGAAAAAAAATCAACCTGTAGATTTTTCTGCGGCCGACAAGTCTATTGATTTAATGAAAAAATTATCTCATTATTTAGGAAAATAATTATTTATGGACGAGAAATTTTTTGTTGCAAAAATCACTTACGATCTTCCTGATGATAATACAGGTAAGATAAAAAAAATTAGAGAAGAAAAATTGGTTAAAGGATATTCTGTAACCGATGTAGAAGCAAAAGTCACAAAAAGATATGAAACATTTTCTTACGATTGGAGAATAACTTCAGTATCCGAAAGTAAAATAGATGAAGTAATCAATTAAAATTTTTAAAGTGGTCAAATTTGACCACTTTTTTTTTAATTATTTATTCCGTTATTCAATAAAAATTCAATTTTTTTCAATTTGGGCAGTATTTATTAGTTAAATAATAATATTGCTATGCAAGAAACTAAAAACGTAGTACAAGAGGCACTCATTCAAATGAAAAATGTTGAAGAGGCAATTGCCGAAAATGCAAAAGGAATACTTGCTTCAACTATGAAGGAAGAAATCAATCAGTTAGTAAAAGAATCTCTCTCCGAACAAGATGACGAGAAAGATGGGGTTGACCTAGATGTTGATATTGAAGATTCAGATTCTGATGATTCAATGGATACTGATAACGAAGATGATATGGACATGGACATTGATATGGACATGAATATTGATTCTGAAGAAAGTCCAATTGACTTAACCGACGCTTCAGACGAAGAAATTCTTAAAGTTTTTAAAGCTATGGGTGAAGAAGATGGTATCATCGTAAAAAAAGACGGTGACGACATTCATCTTACCGATAACAATTCTGATTCAGAATATCTTGTTAAGCTTGGGGAGTCCGAAGAAGACGAAACTATAACTATGGACGAAATGCAAGACATGGACGAAATGCACGATGATTCAGTTGATGACGTTATTAAAGCAATTTTTTCTAAAGATGGAAACAATTCAGATGTTGATATAGAAGACGATGAAGTTGTTTACGAAATACATCTTGACGAAGAAGGCGACGAAGATTTCGACGAATCCGAAGAAATGGACGAATCTGAAGAAATGGACGAATCTGAAGAAATGGACGAATCTGAAGAAATGGACGAACAAGCTGACGACGAAGAACTTGACGAACAAGCTGACGACGAAGAACTTGACGAACAAAATTGGGAAGAAGATTTGGACGAAGCTTACAACCCTAAAAAAGCAACAAAAACTGTAAAACCTAAAGGTGTTGGAATTGGAAGCGGTCCTAAATTCTCATACAAATCAGCTGGTAAAGGTGGTTTCAAAGAGGACAAAAAAGAAGGTCCTAAAACTATGGGAACAGGTAAAGCTAAGTTTGAATACAAAGAAGGCGGAAATGCTCAAGGTAAAGCTAAAAAAGTTGAGACCAAAGAAAGTCAAGGCTACAAAGATAAGGAAGATGAAAGATTATCTATGAAGCATGGTAAAATTGCTTCAAAAGATCTTAAATCAACTAAATCCCGTAGAGATGATGCTGGATTTGAAAAATCTGAAACTAAAGAAGCTGCAAGAACTTACGGCATGGGATCTAAAGAAGGTAGAGGTTTGAGAAAAGGCATTACTAATAACCGTAATTATGTTTATGGTAAAGGTGGTGTTAAAGTTGAATCTTTAGAAGTAGAAGTTAGTATGTTGAGAGAAAAGAATGAAGAATATAGAAAAGCATTAAATATTTTCAGAGAAAAACTTAATGAAGTTGCTATTTTCAATTCTAATTTGGCTTATGCGACAAGATTGTTTACTGAGCATTCAACAACTAAAAAAGAAAAAATAAACATTCTTCGCAGATTTGACGGAGTTGAGACACTTAAAGAATCGAAAGGTCTTTATAAGTCCATCAAAGATGAATTAGGGAAGACTGAAACAAAAACAATGAATGAATCAGTAGAAAATAAATTAAATAAAACAGTTTCTACAGGTTCATCAACAACCCTTATTGAATCAAAAACTTATGAAAATCCACAATTCTTAAGAATGAAGGATCTTATGAGCAAAATGGGTTAATAAATAAATTAAAAACAAAAACAAAAAAAATGGGAGCATTATTAGAATCAGGTCTCGTTGGTAACATCGGTCTTAAGCACCTTAAAGTTATCAAAGAAGACACAATCAACAAATGGGACAAATTAGGATTCCTTGAGGGTCTTAAAGGTCACATGAGAGAAAACGTAGCACAACTTTATGAAAACCAAGCATCTTTCTTGATAAACGAAGCTTCATCTACATCTGACACAGGTGCATTTGAAACTGTTGTTTTTCCAATTGTAAGAAGAGTTTTCTCTAAATTGTTAGCTAACGATATCGTATCTGTACAAGCTATGAACTTACCTATTGGTAAATTGTTCTACTTTGTACCTAACATTCAGTCATATGAAACTGAAACAGCAAACAATGCAACACATTGGGCACCTTATGGAGCACCAAATGCGACTAATGGTCAAACACCTAACAGTGGTTATGATTATAACTATACAAAAGATCTTTATGATAGATTTTATGAAGGTAATGAACCTGCATTAGATCCTCCAGGTCTTTATGACTATTCAAAAGGTGAATGGTCAGCAATCACTGCACCTGTAGCTACAGTTGCTTGG